CCCGCAACCGCCCACCTGGGGGACGTGAACGACCCCAAGAATTCTGAACTCCGGGGACTGCTCATGCCCCTATCCCTCTGGGCGATGCATCGACAAATCGCCGTTGTGCTCGTCACCCACGTCAACAAACCCCAGGCTGGCAAGGTCGAGGCGATGGCCCGCGTAGTCGGATCCGTCGCCTGGGTCAACGCAGTCCGGGCCGCCGTCATGTTCGCCCGCGACCCGAACGACAAGACGCGGCGGGGCGGGGCGAGGCATGGCTTGGCGAGGCGGGGCGCGGCACGGCACGGCAGGCGTGGCGTGGCGAGGCGTGGCTAGGCACGACGAGGCGTGGCAGGCACGGCGGGACAGGGCACGGCATGGCCCGGCGGGGCGTGGCAAGGCAGGCACGGCTAGGTCTGGCGAGGCGTGGCATGGCGCGGCAAGGCAGGCAAGGCGTGGCTAGGCGAGGCGGGGCGAGGCGAGGCGTGGCAGGCGAGACGAGGCTAGGCACGACGCGGTCGGGCGAGGCAAGGCAAGGCAGGCAAGGCAAGGCATGGTCAGGCATGGCGGGGTCCGGCATGGCGAGGCAGGCATGGCGAGGTACGGCAGGGCGCGACAAGGCGTGGCAATGCAGGCACGGAATGGCATGGCGTGGTATGGCGAGACGGGGCGACGCCCCGGCAACCAATAGGGAGAAAAGTTATGGTCAATGAACTCATACAAGAGCTGCGCTCATACCCAGCGCACTACGTGGCGGCCCACAAGGCTGCCGACGCACTGGATAAGGCGGAGAAGAATCGTAGCCACATGCACTACTACGCATGTCGTCTTGAGGACGAGCTTGTGAAGGCTCAACTGGAGATCGAACGCTTGCGCGAACACATCGCGGAACAGCAGCTCGACATCGTGACGCTGGGGCAGGAGGTCGGGAGGCTGCGAGAGGTGCTGACACCTTTTGCCAAGACTGCTGATGCTTTGGACATAGAGGGGTGGGGTGAGGGCAGCGTTGAAGGCTCACTTGCGGAGATTACGGCGGATCACTGCCGCAAAGCCCGCGCCGCCCTTGGAGAGGAGAAGAAGGGATGAGCGACATCGTAGAGCGGCTGCGTAATCTGGAACAATGGATACGCAATCCAGAAGGCCAGAACTTCACCCTGAACTCTGATCTGTTCGACGAAGCCGCAGACGAAATCGAACGCCTGCGCGCCGAAGTAGAACAGCAGGCGCGCCTGAACAGTATGGGCGTGGAACGTGAGTTTGCGGCGGAGGCTGAAATCAAACGGCTTCAAAAAGCTCTGGCAACCTACGCATGTCGCTGCGGTGATTGCGAGTGCTACGTTGACGAATTTGTTCCGTCCTGCGGGCGATCTGCACGCGAAGCTCTCGGTCTTATACTAAACGCCAACAACCTGAACTACGCGCAGGAGATCGCGAGCAAGGCCCTCTCTGAACAGGACGCATCGCCATGCCCGACAAATACAATCAAATAGGCGTCCACTGCCCACACTGTCACGACACGCGCAGCGGCGTGGTTATGACGCGCTCGCATGACGGGAAGACGTTCCGCCGGCGAAAGTGCAAGAGCTGCGAGATCATGTTTACGACTGTCGAGCAGTACGTGAGCGGCAACATGAAGGCAGCAGTTAGTCAGGAGACGAAGTAAATGGCCCCCATTCCGCCGCCGAAGAATGACATCGTGCTGTTGATCGACAAGGCGCACGAAGACAAGCCTGATCGCCCGCGTCCGCATCTTGGCGCATCTATGCTCGGGCATGCGTGCGACCGCTGGATCTGGCTGTCGTTCCGTTGGGCGGTGCGAGAGAAGTTCTCAGGCCGCATGCTGCGCCTGTTCCGGCGAGGGCACGCCGAAGAGGCGATGATTATGAAAGACCTCGCCCTTGCGGGTATCGACTTTTCCAAACGGCAGGCGAACGTGAGCTTTGGATCGCACGTCTCCGGCAGCGCCGACGCCATCATCGAGGGCGGCGTTCCCGAGGCTCCGCAGACCCGCCACATCGCCGAATTCAAAACGCACAACAAAAAGAGCTTCGACGCGCTGGAGAAGGAAGGCGTATTAAAAGCCAAGCCCGAACACTGGGGCCAGATGCAGATTTACATGGCGGGAACCTTCATCGAGCGCGCCCTGTATGTGGCGGTCTGCAAGGATGATGACCGCTACTACATCGAGCGCGTCAAGTTCGACAAGGAGGCCGCCGAGAAGCTGATCGCACGCGGCAAGCGACTGGCCCTGACAGACGAACTTCCGCCCGGACTATCTATCGATCCGACGTGGTATCAGTGCCGGTTCTGCCCAGCGCATAGCTTCTGCCACGAGAAGCAGCCGACGCAACACGTCAACTGCCGCACCTGCGCGCACTCGACCCCGAAGGAGGACTCGACGTGGAAGTGCGAGCGCTTCGACGCTGAGGGAATACCGTTTGAGTATCAGTTGAAAGGCTGCGACGCGCACGTCCTGCATCCGGACATGGTGCCGTGGAACGCCAAGCTGGGCGAGCCTGACGAGTGGTCGCTGACCTATATCATCAACGGCAAGCTGGTCGTGAACGGCAAGACCGGCTTCGCGTCCACCGAAATCGTCGCCAACCCAGAGGGCTGCGCCAGTAACGTGGTGAGCGAGATCAAGAAGCTGTGGCCAGATGCAAAGGTGGTGAAATGAATCTCCGTGGTTACCAGCAGCGCGTCATAGACGAACTCTACGCTTGGTTTGAGGCCGGCAACGGGGGCAACCCGTGCCTCGTGCTTCCGACTGGCGCAGGCAAGAGCCACATCATCGCCGCCCTGTGCAAGGGAGCGCTCCAGACCTACCCCGAGACGCGCATCTTGATGCTGACGCACGTCAAGGAACTGATCGAGCAGAACTCCGAAAAGATGCTCCAGCACTGGCCCGGCGCTCCGCTGGGCGTGTTCTCCGCCAGCCTGCGGCGCAAGGATCTGGAGGAGCCGATAACATTCGCGGGCATCCAGTCCATTCGTGATCGGGCCTCGGAAGTCGGCCACATTGATCTGGTGATTATCGACGAGTGCCACCTCGTGTCCCACAAGAACGAGGGCGGTTACCGAAAACTGATCCGGGAGCTGACCGACATCAACCCGCGACTGCGCGTCGTGGGGCTCACCGCCACGCCGTACCGGCTAGGCCACGGATTCATCACCGACGAGCCTGCGCTGTTCCATGCCCTGCTGGACTCGGTCAGCATCGAGGAGCTGATCTACAAGGGCTTCCTCGCCAAGCTGCGGAGCAAAACCACTGAGAACAAGCTGGACGTGTCCAAGGTCCACCAGCGCGGCGGTGACTTCATTGAATCCGAGTTGCAGGCCGCCGTGGACAAAAAGCTCACCAACGAAGCCGTGGTGCGCGAGGTCATCGAGCGTGCCGGCGACCGCAAGGCGTGGCTGTTCTTCTGCACCGGCGTCAAGCACGCCAACAACATGGCGCAGATACTTCGTGACTGCGGCATTGAGGCCCAGTGCGTGACCGGCAAGACGCCCAAGGCGGAGCGCGAGCAGATCCTGAACGACTTCAAGGCCGGCAAGATACAAGCGCTCACCAACGCCAACGTCCTGACGACCGGCTTTGACTACCCGGACATCGACCTGATCGCCATGGTGCGCCCCACCATGAGCCCCAGCCTGTACGTGCAGATGGCGGGCCGTGGCATGCGACCAAAGTCGCACACAGACCACTGCCTCATTCTAGACTTTGCGGGCGTCGTGGAGACGCACGGCCCCATCACCGCCGTCAGGCCACCCAAAAAGAAGGGGGAGGCGTCTGGCGAGCCTCCTGTGAAGGTCTGCGAGGAGTGCGGCGAGCTTTGCCACCCCAGCGCGAAGGTCTGCCCGTCGTGCGGCACGCCATTCCCGGCCCCGCCGCCGAAGAAGTGGAAGCTGTCCGACATTGACATCATGGGGATTGAGGGGTCGGTCCTGAACGTGTCGGCGTGGCGCTGGCGCAAGCACATCAGTCGGGCGAGCGGCAAGGAAATGCTCGCTGTGACGTACTACGGCGCTCTGTCGGATCCGCCCGTGACGGAGTACCTCACAATCGGGTACGATGGGTACGCGGGAGACAAGGCGGCGAAGCAGTTGCGCTCTTTGGCTCGTAGCGCAAAAGTGCTTACCATTGAAGTGTCCCTGAATTTGCGACCTCTTGACTCCATCGTCACAGACATGAATGCTGGCCGGCCACCAAAGCAGATTGAATATCGCCTCGATGGGAAGTATTTTCGCGTGATTAAGAGGGAGTGGAATGTCGCAGAAACCGTCTGAGCCTGACTTCGTCGTCGCGTGGCGCGAGTGGACCCAGAAGGGTCCGCCGCGCTGTTGCCATACATGCGAGAACTACAGCCTGAAGGGCGAGTGCATCGTGTTTAACATGACGCCCCCGCCCGAATTTGCTGCAACAACAGACGCCTGCGAGAAGTGGACGCAGGAGATGCCGTTTTGAGCGAGCATCTTGAGCAGCGTGAGTTCGTCTCGTGGTTCCGCAAGAACCACCCCGGCGTGCGGATCTTCGCCATTCCCAATGGCGGAGCCCGATCACCGGCCACAGCCGCCCGCTTGAAGGCGGAGGGCGCGACAGCCGGCGTGCCGGACCTGCTCATCCCGGCTTGGATGGTGTGGATCGAGATGAAGCGCGTAGACGGAGGCACTCTGAGCCAGAAGCAAAAGGACTGGCGAGAGTACCTGACCTCAATCGGCCAGACAGTGATTGTGGCGCACGGGCAGGAAGACGCGAAGGCTCAGTTAACGTCCCTGCGTCGCTGATTGTCCATCTTGTGGTACTGGTCCCAGCGGATCCGCCCGTCTGACTTCAGGACAATTGGCAAGCGCCACTTGTAGGGGACTTGCCCGCGCTGCCGCCACTTAGCGGTGGCGTACTTCGTCACCCCAAGCTCATGAGCGATCTGCTCAATCAAGTCCCAGTTCACAACAGACATGCGTCACCCCTTATCTGACGGGAAACTAAGACAAATTGTCTGTGTGGTCAATTGCGAGACATTTTGTCCTTGACGCTCTCGCAAGCCGGCAGGTATGATCCGTTCACTCTCGAATTAAGGAGATGAGATGAAGTTTCTTTTGACCATGCACATGCCGTCGAACCAAGGTAAGCCAGTCCACCAGATTACGTGTGAAATAAAGGGTATCAACTCAATTGATGAGTTCTACTTTCTTTTGCACAAGCACGACTACATCATGGTGAGTGAATACTACTACGATGCGGAAGATCGTTTTCAGTCTGCTGGGAAGTACAAGTTTCGCGGCACTAGCATCATAAACTGTTCTTTCATCGGCAAGATCCGCGTGCTTGAGGAGAGATAGAATGGATCCGCACAGAGCACTGAAAGAATGCGCTGACCTGATCGGTGAGCGCGGAGAAGACTACGGCGGGATTGAGGACAACTTCACCAAGATCGCCATCATCGCCTCGCTGGCGACCGGGCGCATGGTCACGGCCTATGATGTCACCATGATCCTTGTAGCCACGAAGCTCGCGCGCATGTCCGGCAACCGAGACAAGCGCGACAACTATCTGGACGCCATCAACTACTTAGCTTTTGCATCGGAGATGAGATATGGGGCCGCTGACAGCAATGGATCTTCTACTGTCCCTCCCGCTGGAGGGAGCGAGTAACGAGCCCTGCCACCTTGCCAACCCCGAGCTGTGGGAGGCGTGGTGCTCGGTGATGGAGCGCCCGCACGAAAATCCGACAGATGTCTGGTCTGAGTACGATGTGGCGATCTCAACAGAAACGATGCTCCGCCAGTACATTCGCGACCGGGTAATAGGGAAGCGATCTGAATGAACGCTCAAGAGTTGATTGCGCACTATGCGGCAGTCAAAAACCGCATAGCGCCAAGAGATGCGCGTGCTGTTTCAATCAAGATACCGCCAAAGATTGAAATAGACCCTCTGGAGAAAGAGAGGCGCAGGATTGCGCTTCTGACCTACGGCATGCCGGTTATCGCGCCTGACGTGAGATACTCAATCGTTTCGATGTTGCTGGCGTACAATGTTTCTTGGTTCGCCGTAATAGGGAAGGGACGCCGACATCGCATCTGCATGTGCAGGAGAGCGATAACTTGGGTTCTGTACCTGCGGGGCTGGTCGCACCCGAAGATCGGCAAGTTTATGCAGTGCGACCACTCCAGTTCTGTGTATGCGGTCCACAAGGCCAACTCGTGGGCGTACACGAACAACAAGAGGCTACAAGGGAAGGTCAGGCATGATCCTAGTTCCAAGAATACTTAGAGAGGCAGGGATTATTGATCCGTTCTCAGAGAGGGCGGTGGCGAATGGCATGACATACGGCCTCGGACCCGCAGGGTATGACGTGAGGATAGCGGAGCGCATTTTATTGAGGCCGGGGGCGTTTGCGCTGGCGTCAACGGTGGAGCGCTTCACCATGCATGACGACGTTATCGGCTTCGTTCACGACAAATCGACGTGGGCACGCCAAGGTCTCGCCGTGCAGAACACCGTGATCGAGCCCGGATGGCAGGGCTGGTTAACATTAGAGTTAACTAACCACGGCTACAGCGAGATCATGATCGAGTCTGGATCGCCCATCGCTCAGGTAATCTTTCACCTTCTGTCTGAACCGACAGAGCTGCCCTACAGGGGCAAATATCAGAACCAACAACGTGGCGCACAAACAGCGAGGTTTGAAGATGGCGAAGATTGCTAAAGTTGGCCGCCCAAAAAAGAACATCAACAAGCAAAAAATCATCTCAATATCCAAGGATAATGTTGATAGGCTTGATGAAATCCGAACGAACATCAAGGAATCGATGGGGCTTGATCTTTCGTACAACTCTGCTTTGACTATAGCGTTGAGGGTGTACGGATCCAAACAGAAGTGAGGACACCGTGCATCGGCGTTTGCAGGCTAGACCCTGCAAACGTCTGTATCGAGTGTGGACGATCTATTGCGGGAAGGAGCAAGCATGAAGCCAGTCTCCCTGCGCCAGCACCGGGGCAACTACAGCCCGGAGAAGAGACGCCAGAAGGCCATCGCTGGCGCGGCGAAGAGCAAGATCCTGAATGACGTAAAGCCAGTGACGCTGGCTGAGGTGAAGTCTCTAACTCTTGAAGAGATAGAGAAGAAGTACGGCAAGTGAGAAAGCATTTTTCGTCAACCGCAGTGCCTATGGAGTGAATGGTCCTGCCAGCAACAGGAGTTAGCATGCGAGCGCTTATCGTGATTGTGGCCCTCTTGGCGTCTTCAGCGTCAGCATTTGCAGAAATGTCCTCTGCCGAGTTCTTTGCGCGTGACAGGTCGGGAAACTGGAGTGAAAGCCACACCCAGACCGCCACACCAGCCCCCGCAGCGCGGGGCGAAGTGCAGAAGATCGTCGCCCGGCAGGCGGCGCAAAAGCTGGGTCCACAGTGGGTGGATACCGCCCTACGCATAGCTAAATTGGAAAGCGGGTTTAACTGCCGCGCCACCGGCCCATCCACCCGCCACGGGCGTGCGAGGGGCGTGATGCAGGTCATGCCGGGGTCCGCGAGAGGGCTGGGGTACAACCCCTCTAGGCTCCACGAGTGCGAGTATGGCGTGGCCGCCGGAATTTCTCATATGGAGATGTGCATCAGGCACGGCGTCCGCACGACACAGGAAATGGCTCGGTGCCATGTGGCGGGCGTCGGTGGATGGAACAAGAAGCTCAATCGCAACGCCGAGCGGTACAAGCAGCGTTATGCGGCTATGATTACAGCGAGAAGGATGTAAACTCGCAGATCTTCGGCGCGAGCCGAAGGGTATCGGGATGTTCTCGGTGCCTTATTCGCAGGCGCTAATCAGCCTCTTCTGATTAACCCTGTCTGTGTCCCTGACTTGGCCCCCGGCTTGTCACCGGGGGTCTTTTCGTTAGTAAGCGCCGCGCATGATGTACGCGAGAGCATAATACGGAACGAGATTGGCATTCGTGCCACTGCTTCCCACTGTTGCGTTGGCGACTGTGATGCCCGTTGTCTCTGAGCTTGTGTTGTAGAAGGCTCCAGAGCCAGTATAGTTGCGGAATCTCTCACCACTGCCGGACGCGTTCATCTGCTGTATGAACTCCATCTTATGATTATGGCCCGGATCCGTGACGCTCGCCGCGTGAGTGTGGCTAACAACGATGGCGTCCTTGCTGCCTCCCGTCTGCGTCAGGCTGCCTGTAATGTTGGTGCTGGCGACACCACCGTTGTCCTGCCTCGCACCGATAACAAACCGGTCACGCAGATCTGGCGTGCTGTTGGAGCCGTCGCATAAAAACCAACCAGACGGGATGGTGGCGATTGAGCCCGACCACATAACAATACCGCCAACGGGGAAAACATTTACTGTTTTAGAAAAGGTTACATTTGTTCCGTCGGAGAAGAAGGTCTCTGTGCTTCCCTGTGGGATAACCACGGAAGATCCGCCGCCGGACACGGGAGAAATCGTGACCGTGAAGGCACCGATCGTCGAGTTACGAACGATCCACTGGCCAGCGACGATGCCTGTCGCGGCGGCATTGAGCGGCAGAGTAAAGATTGCGTTGGAGGCGAGAGTGCCCTGAAGGATTATGATAAGATTTTGAGTCTCGGTGATAGTCAGGTTCGTCGTGCCGCCAGTCGTGGACTTCGACAGGACGCCGCCAAACCCTCTGTCAATGATGTCCCAATCAGCGTTAATCGGGCCAGACCAGCCCGTCGGGTTGGCGGCGTAGTCGTTGTAGCCGGGCTTCTCAATGTTCTTGTTCGTGGTGAAAGAACTGGCCATTTAAGCCCCCTCAGATGTGCTTGTTGGCAACTTCAAGCGCCTTGGCGACGGTGTCGTCGTGCTCGTTAAGGAGCTTCTCGGTGCTGGATGTTACATGATTTTTCGCCGTCTTGGCGAGTTCGCGAAGGTTCACCGCGCCGCCTGTCGCTCGGGCGGGGCGCTGCTGCTCTCGCTCCATATTGCGAACATGCTGGTCGTAAGCCGTCGCCAGTGTGGTGTTCATGCGATTGAACACGCGCCGGGCGACTGCGTTTTCCTCGACCAGTCGAGCCAACTGAGCCACCTGACTGGGCTCGTTTGAGAGCACCATAGGCATCATGGCGTTGGCGACACGGCGATCCGCCGCCGCGTACATGCCTTTTCCAGCAGCTCCGATGCCTGCGGCGATCAGTGCCTTTGTGATTGTCTCCGGCGGAAGGGCCGCCTGCATCTGGATGATGTTGGGGAGGTTGTCCACCGCCGCAGCGGTCAGTCCAGCGGTAACACCAACCGTCCCGGCGGTGGGGCCACCAGTAGCAGGGCGCATTTGCGGGAGGCGGCGAAGAACGTCCTCCGCTATCACAGATCCTGCGATCTGGTAATACCGGTCATCGCCAAGAACAGTGCGCATGTCGCGCTGGAAATTTCTATCGTTGCGGAACTTATTGGCTAGGGGGCCAATGTTTCCACTCATAGCCCTCTGCGAGATGGCGTGAGCCACACCAACGCGCAGGGCCTCCTGATTTTCAGGAGGCATTGACTGAAACTCGCGCTTCACATCCCCGCGCTTAAACGGGTTCTGCTGCGCCGAGAAAAGAGACTGGGCGAAGTTGAAGCCGGCCTCTGGCGCGCTTTCCCCCTGAAACGTCCTGCGGCTCACGCCTAGAGCCGTCTCGTACTCCGGAACGACACGATAGATCCTCTGTCGAAGCTCGTTGCGGATCTTTAAATGTTCGCTTGCAAGATCATTGAGGCCCTTGCGCTTAGCCTCTTCAATCATATCCCCGAATTTTTGATCAACCTTGTGCCAATAGCTCAAATTGCCATCGATAACTTGCGCAGGGCGTCCGGAAGAGCCCTGTTGCATCCGCAACCCTTGCGGCGTTTGAACAATCTTGCTCTCAACGGCTGGGACGGCAGAAATCTCCTGAAACGGCTTGATGTTGAAGCTGGTCAGTCCTTCAGCGGAAACATTCGCCTCTTTCATTGCCTCCTGCATGGAGCGCGTGCGCATCAGGTCGCGCAAGATGTCGCTCGGAATGTTATCCGCAACCGGATTGGCGCGAGCGAGGCCGAACACGATGTCTCGGGTGATATTGCCCTGTTCACGCTTAAATTGCGTAAACGCATCCGCATCCACAGGTCGGCCAACCGCAGACGCGACAGTTTGATCAACCCTGTCGCCTGCTTGGCCAGCACGCTCCGCCATATCGGCATTGAACTGGGCGAGGCGCGTCTGGTTAAGAGACGAAGTCCCGGCCTTTTTCTGAATCAGGAGCATGGTCTCTGGACCCGCCATGTCTGTCAGAGTGACAGGGCGGCCCTCATTGATCGCCTGCCGAACCTGCTCCGGCGTCATGCGCAACTGGCCTTTGCTCTGGTCTCGCAAAAGAGCGTCAGCAATCTCGTCACGGGCGGTGGCCGCCGGCAAAAGCGTGTTGGCGGCCTTGGCCCCAGCGAACCCGCCGCCAAGAGCCGATACGAGCCGCCAGAAAGGCTCGTTCTCTTGCCCCTTCGTAATCTGCCCAGCGGTTTCTCCAGCCGCTCCGGCGGCTGCGCCAGTCAGCACACGGCCAGCCATAGTACGGACGCCTCCGGGAAGGCCCGTGACGCCGCCCATGACGGCCTCTTCCGCCACCTTGCCGTAGGGCGTCTCCGGCTCACGAGCCAGCAAAGGCAACTGCGTTCCGAACAGCTCCGGGCGAGCCTTCAGCTCTTCCCGTGTCCCTTTGAACGTCGGTTGGCCTGAGTAGGGGGACACGCTCCCAGCCCTCTGCTCAGGTGTCAGCTCAAGACCAAAGAGCGGAGCCTCGCGACGCTTCTGCGCCTCGGCAGGCGAAATAATATCCGCCTTTTCCATGCCGCTGTAGAAAAGATTTCGCCCCAGTGTGGGGAGATCGTAACCGACCGTGCGCTCAACACTGCCGGCTGCTCCGCGCATGAGGGAGGGAACCGAGCGCCCGGCCTCGGCGAGCATGCTCATGCCTATATCGCCAAAAGTAGACTTTGTCTGTTCGAGCTTTTGCTCTGGCGTGGAGGGCGGAGCAGGTGGTTCAGGGTCCGTAAACTGAAGTGTCCCCTCAATGATACCCGTTGCCGGCTGCGACTGCTCTCGGCGTGGTGCAGCATCGATGAACTCAAGAGGCCCGCTGATGAGCTGCGCCATCTGCATTTTATCAGCCACGGGCGGACTCCTTTTCGCGACGAAGCTGCTGCACCCTAGCCGGGTCAATGCCGAAATAGCGCAGGCTGTTTGCTCCAAACTGATCAGCAAACTGCAATATCTGATTTGCCGGAAGCTGAGCAGCGTTCTTCGCTATATACTCAAATGCTGTCATTGGTTGGCCACCAGCAGTTCTTGTGCCGGGGATCAGCTTATTCATCATGGTTTCAAGGTTCTTGCGGTCCTCCGCAAAGAATGCCTCGCCATAGCGGCGGTCAAACTCTTGGTTGGCCTCTTGGCCAGTCAAGCGAGCGTAGTCAGAGAATACGCCACGCTCTCCGCCCGGAGCCGTAGATCCCGCCTCAATCCACTGCGAGAACCAGCGGTCCTTGTCGATGTTACGCTGCGTGTCAGTAAGAACCTTGGCGAGGATTTTACGCTGACCTTCCGGCGCGTTTCTCAGGCTGACAAGGCTCTTGGCCATTTCTTCGAGCGCTGCAACAGCGCGCTGCCCGGCCTCGGAGGTGGTCTGGTCGCGAAGCTTTTTGATCTCTTTCTCAGCGCTTTCGCGCGAGGCGAGAATTTCAGGGTCAATGACCGCCCCAATCCGACCAGTGGCAACCTCGACGAGGTTGTTCATCGCGGCGATATACGGCCCTATGGCCTGCGTGAAGGGGCCGCTCGTGCCGAGGCTCTGCCCACGAGGCAGAGAAAGGATCGTTGCCGTCAGGGGCAGGGTAGCCTGAATGACGCCCTGAGAGGCCGTAGCCGCCGCCCTCTGGGGCTGAAAGAAGTCGCTCTTCCTGCGGTCCTCAAGGGACTGGCGGCCTTCAAGCGAAACCCGACGCGCCAGCTCAAATGCGCTGGTGCGATCTTCCGGGGAAAGCTCAACGGCTGTTGGAATGCCGCTTGGGCGAGTTGCGCCGGCCTCCGAGGGCACTGGCCTGCCCGGCTGCTCTGTAGTGGTAGCCGGGGGCGCGGGTCCGCCAGCAGGAGGCTGCTGCGTGCCGGTGGCTCCAGCCGCAACCGATGGAGCTGCCTGCTTGCGATACGTCGGCTCGATTGACTCCAAATACTCCCTGAAGCGCGGATCAACCGGCGGGCGCTTGTCGCGGGGAAGCGAGAAGTAGTCCGCAAAGCCCATGGTGCCGTAGCTGCCATCCGGCTTGAGGAAGCGAACCATGCCGCGACCGGCGTACTCAAAGAACGCCTTCTGGGAGATGTCGGCCATCTGGGCCTCAGTCCGCGCCCGGCTCTCGCCCATCTCCTGCTGTTGCTTCTGGAGGGCGGTGTAGGCCCCTGTGCCGCCCACCAAGCCCTCGCCAACCGCGCTGGCAAGATAGGGCGACCGAGAAGACAGCATTGAACCAATGCCGGCGAGAACAGGAACCACGAAGTTCTCAGAGGTTAGCGCCTTCTGTGTCGGCGTTCCCTCACCCTCCATGCCAAACGCTCGGCGGGCGAGCGTCAGGAACGGCGCGGAGGCCGGGTCCATCGGGCCGCGACCGGGGCCAGCGACGCCGGGCGTCACGCGCTCGGCAACGACGCCGGTGGGGCTGGATGCCCGCACGACCCCAGCGGGACGCGCGCCACCGACATCAACGCCGCGAACAATTCGCGTCGGCCCGAAGTCAGTGTACTCGCGATCCTTCGCCCACGAGGGGACGGGCTCGCGGTCGCCACGATCTCGCGCCAATTGAGCCTGAGCTGCGGGGGCATAAAAATGCAACGCCCCGCCAGTGATGTCCTCGCCACCCCGCGCAGCAGTAAGAGCGTCGCGCGCCATCTGGAAGCGGGGGCTGTCGGCTGCGTATCTCATTGGATAGTTTGGCGCTTCCGGGTTCGACCATGGCTCAAACTGCTGAGGAGCCTGAACTACGCCCCTATATGCATCGCCCCACCGACCAGAGGCGCGACGGTTCTCAATCACATGAGCAATCGCTCGCGCCTCTTCAGGATTGCCGCCGCTCATCTCTGCTGCAATCGTCCTGATGGCGTAGTCTTCGTCAGACATGCCGTCGTTGGCCGGAGACCCACCAGACTGATAGCCCTGTCGAGGCGCAAGGCCAGCCGCCACGTCGGTGGCGCGCTTGTAATCGACCATCTTGAGGCCACCGAGCCCGGCGACCGCGTCGCCATGGCCATTGTGCTCCAGATCCTGCGCCATGAGGCCGAGCTGGGTCTTGGGCGAGCCCTTCATGTTGTAGCGATAGATCGGCTGGCCGTCGTAAAGTTCGCCGACCGGCTCGATGTTGTCCTTCATGCGGGCGTCAGACATCGAGAAAATGGTCGCGCCAATTTTGGCGAGGTTCGCAATGTCGCTAAGCCCGCTACCACCAGAGCTGGAGGGCAAGGATGCAGGCTTCAGCAGCTCATGCTTCTGCTCATCAGGCTCGCCAATCTTCTGCAATGGGTCTTCGCCCATGTCGCCGGTGGCGTAAGGCAGCGCGCCGCCCATGGCGTAATCATTTCGCATCAGGCCGCCGCGATAGGCGGGTCTTCCGAGTTGATCTAGGTCGAGCGAAGGATCGCGACCAATAGACTCGACCGCGCCGGGAAGGTTCATGGGGCTAGACGCTCGGGAGGCTTCTGCGCCACCAAGACCAGAGACGAATTTTCGCGCGCCGGAAAACGCTTCCTTGCCTGTCTTAGCAAGACCCGCAATCTTCGATCCCGTATCAAGAGCCTCGCTGAACCCAGACGGACGCTGCGCAGGCAAGCCGCCAGCCGTAACGAGCTTCGGCTGCGCAACCTGCGACTGCGGAATGTAGCCAGCCGCGCCGACACCACCAGAGCCAAGCCCCTGACCGCCCTTGCCGCCATAGAACGCAAGCGGCTGGCCGATGGCGGCCAAGATGGCCTGCATATCTGCGGGAGCAACTATGGCCCCACCAGAAGCGTATGCGCCAGAGCGACTAACGAGGCCGCCCATAGAGTTCATATCGACCACTTTGTGGCCATTCACGTCACCAACGAGACCGGGGGCGCGCTCCTCGATGTCCTGTGCCATGGGGCCGACGCGCTTGGGCGGCATCGGGCGGCCCTCACGCTCGGCAGCCTCAACGTCCGCCGTGTAGTCGTAGGCGTACAGACCATCTCCGAGGGGCTGGATGTTGGTCTTTTCGCGCTCGTCCGAGAAGAACGGAGCGGGCTGCGTTGTGGTGGTCGTAGAACCAGACAGAGCGCCCGTACCCATGGCAATGTTCGCGAGGAACTGCGCGACTTGGAACGGATACCCGCGCTCCTGAAGGAACTGGTTGTAGAGAGCCTGAAGACCGGCCTGCTGCGTCTGCTGCTCGGCAGTGCCTGCGCCAAGCTGGGCCTGCGCGCCGGCCAATGCCGCCTGCTGCCCCTGAGCGCCGAGGCCGCCGAGCTGCTGGCCGGCAGCCAACTGGCGCTGGAGATCCTGCGCGAGGACGTTCTGCTGGCCCATCGCCGTCTGAACGCCCTGCTGATAACCCTGCATCATCAGCGGCGAGATAGCCTGCGCCGTGGCAAGGTTCTGCTGACCCTGAAGTTGGGCGCGCTGAATGCCCGCCCGGTCGCCACCAAACGCTCCGGCCTTGATCGCCTCGGCCTGCTGCTGGGCAAGCTGCTGCCCCTGCTGCTGCTGAAGACCCGCCAGCGTGGAGCCGACGACCGACTGCGTGAACGGGTTCTGATAGTAGCCGATCTGCTGCTGCGTCAGCGGCCCGACACCCTGAGCGCCACCAAGCGTAAGCCCGGCGGCGGTCTGGAAGTACGGCTGGGTCATCCCAGCCGCCTGATTGATGTTTTGAATAGCTGACTGCTGCGTCTGTGTCAGCGGCGCAACGAATGCGCTGGGGTCTTGACTGTAAGCCTGAAAAGGCTGCGCGGCAGCGGTTTCCGCTCGCGTGTTAACGGCGTTGTAACGCGCCATAACCTCTGGCGGGATCTGAACCTGCTGGGTAGCTGTTTGGGTCTTTCCGCCGCCGCTCATATTAGCCCCTCTGCTTACTCAGCCGCCTCGCGCCACTGGCCCGTCCGAACGCCGTACAAAAAATAAGCCCCAGAAGCTTTGCCGAAGATCCGCTCATACATCCGGATCTTCCCTTCTGTCCGATGATTGGAAAGGACGCCAATAGTTAGCGGAATCCCCAACTCATCGGCCACCTTCTTCCCAAATTCACAGAGCTTTCTAGCTCTCCCGCCTTTGACGGCTCGAAAATCTGGGTGAATAAAAACGGCACGCTCCTCAAGTATTGCCTCGTCACTATACCATATGTTGCCAATCCGCAAAAGAATGGCCCCCTGTGGCTTCTGCCCCGGAACGCCGACGATCCCTACGATCCCCTTGTCTCGATTGAGGGCCGGCCAGATCTCAGCCAACAGGCGCTCCGGATTCGGTTGTACGAAGCCGTTTTCGTTACATGCAGCAAGCGCCAGATCCATGATGTCGTACACATCTTCTGGTGTGCCCACCCAAACTTTCAGTTCGTTGGCCATAGTGCTCCCCTTACTTGCCTCAGTCACGGCGAGGCCCCGGCAGTTTCTTGAGCGTACTAATGGTTTCCGCTCGGGTCTGCTTCACCCACTGGTCGAGCGCCCTGTGGCCGGCGTCCATATCGCCACCACCAGCCCAAGCAACCTCGTCCGGCGTCAGGACATACTCGCCGCCAGCCGCGACAATAGCGACAGGCTCCCCTACAGATCCGCCCTCGGCATACGCCCCGGCTGGCGCTTTGTTAAACATCGTCTTGACGGTCCGGAACCCCGCCATCGTGTTTCCCTCGCCAAGCGCGGAAACGATGTCTGCGGGGATCACATACGAGCCAGACGGGACATGCATGGGCAGGTGGTCTGTGCGCCCAGCAACCGGGGAGTGAATCGGCCCGACGTGCAGCTTTGAGGCGGTGGGTGTCTGCGGCTTCGGGGGAGACATGCCACCCATAGCACGAGCCTCCCGCGCGGTCTTCAGGGCGATGGCTATCGCTTGCTTCTGGGGGCGACCAGAGTGAACCAGCTCTGAAATGTTGGAGCTGACCGTCTTCTGAGATGAACCCTTCTTGAGCGGCATCTCTTACCCCTGCGAATATGTGACGTTGATTGACTGCCCCGTGCCCGGAGCGATGACCAAGCCGTTGGTGAAAACCATGTTTGCTGCGTAAACGCCGACCGTGGTGGGCGTAGCGACAAGGGCGTTTGCTGCCGTGCCTCCGGAGGGCGTGCCGGCGTTATGGATTAGACCATTCGCGCTGCCGGCCACAACGACCGAGAACGAGATCAAGCGACCGCTACCAGCAAGAATGAGGGTGGAAGATGTGACGGTCGCCGAAGTAACGGTCGGGTTCAGAGCGGAAAGCGCCTGAAATATGTTGTTAATGGCGACAACGCCATTCTTTTGAGTGGTGAGGATGTCTCCAAGCGACGCCATTAGTATTTTCCATCCTCTTGGAAGCGATACCTGATGTTTCCAAGACGCCAGAACGACCCGATGTCGTTGCTTTCGACCTTAATCGAAACGAGGCGGCCACGGAAACGAGGCGTCAAGAACGTGGTCGCCTGCGTCATGAGGAACGGCCCGTACTGGAGGGGCGTCTGTCCGGCGTAGTCGGCCACGAAGAACGTCAGTTGAACCTGCGCGTTCTGCGTTCCGTCGTAGTACCCCCACTTCATGTCCGGCCATATCTGGTCAATGAACATCTTCACGTTCGCTTCCGTCAGGACGAAGTAGCCCGTCTGGAAGCTTGCGTTGATGGCCTGACCGTCTGCGTCCGTCGATGTCTCGTGCTGGTAGATGAACTGGTCGGGAGCAGCGCCAATCGGAGGGCCAAGAACGCTCTCGTTAATCCAAGCCGTCCGGGCGAGCGTTCCGAAGTCCCACTGGTCAAGGAGAAAGTTGTACTTGACGTAGTGGCTGACCTCGCCGCCGTTTGATTTGGTCGGATAGAACCACGAGATCTCGCCAAAGCGGGAATTGGGCGCAACGCGGATCTTGTTAAGAGCCTCCGGGCTCGTGTCCAGATCTTGGAAAATAACGTCCCAAACAGGGCAGCGGATAGGCTCAACGCCACCGCCGGCAAGCCGGAAAAACTGGCTCTGGCCCATCCAGTAGACCACGCCATTCACTGATGTGGCGGCCTTGCGCCCGATCAGGCCGCAGCCCGTGCCGATTTCGTTGAACTGGTAAATGTAGGGAGGCCCAACGTACTGCATCGCCCAGATGGCGAGGTCCGTCCAGATCAGGCCCTGCTGTGGACCCTGAATGCCCTGAATGATGCGAGAGCCCTTGGGTATCCGGTAGCTGCCGGCCTGATTGGTGACCAGCCCGACCCACGAGTTGTAGTTGGCGACATCGCACCAGCGAATAAGGAGTGCATCTTTTACGCCGTTGAACGTGCTGCCATAAGCAATGATCTGCTGCTGCGGCATCGCCACAAAGACGCCCTCATTGATCTGAGGCGCTTCTGGAATGACGGTCGCTATGGGGTTATTGGCTGACGGAGACCACTCATAAATTGGCCCATCCAGAGGCGACGCAATCAGCGTCTCGCCCCAGTTATCAAGAGACCAGTCGGTTATGTTTGTTATCGGCGTGCCTGTTCCAGAGGCGGGCGGAATGCCAGAGCCGTAGCCGCCAGTTCCATAGCCGCCGACGCCGTAACCGGAGTTGATTGGAAGAGGCCCAACACCGTTGAAATAGACTAATTCGGCGAGGTTGTTGTTTTCTCGCACAACGCTGACGAAAATTGTTCCGGCAACAGTCTGAGCGCCAGTCGTTGCGTTGGCGTAAGAGACACTGCCCGCCGAGGATCGAGTGACCGTGTAGGTGCCGTTGTAACCGCCCGGCGTCACGCCAGCCACGACAATCGTGCTGCCGACAGGGACCGTGTACGTCGAAGCGAAGGTCAGAGTTGCGACAGACCCCGTGCCAGACGCTGTGAGCGTTGGCGTCGTGATCGCGGAGTTCGCGGCTTGAATAGTGAAGATGTTGGCCGGAGAACCGCTGTCCAGAGACTGAACCAGATAGTTGCCTTCGATAGTTACGCCGCCAGCAACGACAGGAATCAGGACAGGGAACGTGTCGCCGACTTGTAGGCCATGATTATTAAGCGTGACCTTAACTACGGCTGATCCATTGGTGAATTCAAACGACGGAACAGCGCCTCCACCGGATACGGTCGATGTTGCGTATGCCGGATTGCCCAGAACATCGCGCGCCTGAATGGAATACTGGTTCGCCGAGATCGGAGTGACGCGGTATAGACCAAAAAGGATCAGGCCACCAACGCTCACCTGTGTCTTGATGTCAACGACATCAAAAGCGTCCAGAGCGCTGCCCGCGTCATCGATGATAACGGTCGAGCTACCCGTCGTTGTGCTGAACGACACGGGGACGCCCTGCGCGCTGACAATCGTGCCACCGCTTACGTATGCGCCCGGATCAGGCGCTTTTGCGTACGAGATACTTCCCGATCCGCCAGCAGTCAGAACATACGTCCCGTCGTACCCGGATGGGCTAACGCCGCTCACGACGACAGTAGTTCCCGGCTGAAACGGAAACGAGGTCGAGAAGGTCAATGTCGCGACACCGCCCGACCACGACGCGCCGGTCACAGTGATGGACGTTGACGCCGTTGTCGTCTGAGGCGTGATTGTCTTAGCGCCACTACCGCCGCCGGGCTCGGCGATGATTGCGGATAAAGACTGCGTTGCCCCGACAGCCAGCCATGAATTGGAGTTGATGTCTTCCCACGCCCACAGGGCTCGAATGGTCGATCCGATCTGGTTAGGAAAGAATTTCGTCCAGCCGCCGAGCTTCTGAACCAGCCCGCCGAGCGTGCGGTCAGAAATGAACCGCACAAAGCTGGTCGTCGAGATCGCGGCCTCGTTGAGGGCCGGGGTCTTGTTCTGGTCAACGCCGGGGATGAGGCGCAAGGAATTATGGGGCATGCATCATCCTCCCCATGCCAAGTGAGCCTCATTCGCGGGAAGGCGAGCGCCCTTGCTCAAGTTTTCGGTTGCTCTAAGCACTTGAAGATTCCACGGAACGTGAAGGCCACTGAACCCACCACCCTTTAGCGGATGGATGTGGTCCACATGATGCTTTACACCAGTTTGCGTGGTGAGGGCAGCCGCCACATCGTACATCTCTTGGATCTGAGCCTGCTCAATCGCTGATAGCCATGAGGGCGTCGCGCACATCTTTGCGCTCCTGCGTTTCGCAGACTTTGCCGTATATGCCGTCTTGTTCTTGGAGTAATTGCTTTTGCAGTATAGTCTGGTTTTGTCTCTGTTGATTTTTCCCCACGCGGAAACTCTTTCAATTATTTCATCCCTCTTAAGAGCGTAATAGACCTTTCGTTCCTGCAAAGTTTTATCTTTGTTTGACCAATACCGCTCACGATCTCGAAGCAAAACATGCTCCCTGTTTTTTCTTTTGTACTCTTCTCTACGAGCCAAATCTTTTTCAGGGTTGTTTTTTGCCCAGATCATAGCCTTTTCGCTATCACATGGTTTACAATTGTAATGAAGGCCGTCTTTTCTTGATCGATTGCGCGAAAACTCGGCAGCAGACTTCTCTGCTTTGCATATGCGACATACTTTTGTTGCCACACCTGACATATTAGCGACTCGGAGTTGCAATAGGCGACGGGGATTGGGACGACCAAGCTGATGATTCGTAACGCTTCCTCGCCTCTTCGACGGCTGCACCCTTCAGCAGACCCTGATACTGGCTCTCGTAAGTGATCGCCATCTGAGGATCATCGTTCGCGCGCCCAAAGTTACGCTGGTACGCTGAGATGTAGACCATCGACGCCATTACGAAGAGATCGGGCAGATATTGACTGATAAACGTCGTCGGGGTGCTGACCGACAGCGACGCCGGCCTGAAGGTGCCGGTAATCTCGACGCGGTACGCCTGATCCGGGAACGGGCCGAGCAAGAACACGTTATCGTTGAAGGCGCAGTAGTATTTGGGCAGTCCAGCAGCGCTCGGCGTCCCGTACACCGCATCAAGAAACTCCTTCGTCGTCGGTAGGAGCGCGTTTCTGGTGCCGGCGTCAGGATTCACTGTGCCAGCAGGAGAAATCACATTGATCTGGTCAGTGACGACGAATGTGCCCACGGGGACGGTGATCTGTCGGCTGCCAACGACGCAGGTCTGAGTGCTGTTCGTGGTGGAGGTGAACAGGAAGTCCAAGTCGCGGTACATCCGCAACTCGGCGTAATCAATCATCATGGGCAGGATGGTCAGAAAATTGGGATCTGACTCCTCGACGACCGCCATCGTCGCGATCTGCGACTTGTAAGTTGTGTAGGTTAAGCCTGTCGTCATGGTGATCCCGCCGATTTTGCTGGACTTTACACGATTTCGGCTACTTGCGCCACGTCGCCCTTGTGGTCGTTAAAACCACAAGGGCTGATTGGCTTAGTCGCAGGCGAACTTTTTATAAGCAGCAGCGAGCTTCGTGTCGTAGGCGTTCTTTGCGTAGCCCGGACCATTGTAACCGCGAGCAAACTTCGCCCAGTCCTTTTTTTTCAGCTCATCCTGAAGGCCGGCAGACCGGATAAAGGACGCCATCTGACGAAGCTGGTTAGCTTCCGACGCGCAGGCTTGCTCAACCATTTCCTCGACCGAGGCGCAGCCCGCCATCTTGAAGTTAGAGCCCATGATCTGACCCAGACCCCATGAGGTGGACAGTAGGGCCGCCTCCTTCTCAATGGCGCAGGCGCGCTCGATCTCTGCGTAGACCGCATCTGACCCCTTCGGATAGGGCTTTTCGCCCCACTTGGGGTAGGCCAGCCCAGCGGACACCGCCTGCGCCAGAAGCGCCGGAGTGTCCTTTAGATGCTTGTGGAAGTGGTGCCGCTCGAACAGGGCCTTGGGCCGACCTGCTCTGTCGAAGCCAGACCCCGCAGCTTCCACGGCGATCACTGCGCGGAACGCGGCTGCTTCGACACCCAAGTCGGCAGCGATCTGGTCGATGTCCTCGTCCGTTACCTTTGCGGCTGCGCCTTTGAAATTCATCTTCCGTCCCCTCTAGCAAGAGCTTCCGTCTTGGCTTTTGAGCCAGCAGACGACCCGAAGTAGTAAGCGATGATGCCGGTGAACGCCGTCTGTAGCGCGCCAAGCATGAGAAGCAGGGCCTCGTTACCGTTCTTCGGAACGCCGTAGACGAACATCCAGAACAGGATGCCGAAGAACCCGACTGTGATAGACCCAGCCAAAACCTTCGGGGTGTGATCGCCTGTCAGGATCTCACGATTACGAGCGCTGTCTCGATCTGCGGATGAAATGCGCTCAAGGTCGATTTCTAGTTCCGCCATCTTCACCTTGAAATCGGCGTCAATCCTCTTGACCTCGGCGAGCTGGTCCGGCGTGGCGTTCTTTAGCGCCTCCGCAATGTCCTCCTCAGACCCCGCCTCGTTCCCAAGCAGGACATTCGACAAGGTCTTAACGGCGAGACCCGCCAGCGGGCCACCCAGTGCGGTCGCAAGAGTTGGCGCTACTTGGCCCAGCAATGGGCCTACTGCTTTCATGATGTCCATTTAAACCCCCTCACTTCCTCTGCTCTAGCATGTACAGGCGCTTGTCGAGATCTGATCGAACGCGCTCCATGTCAAACCGAATTGCGGCGCGTGCCGCAGCAGCGTCCGCCGCCATGTCCAGCCGGCTCTTGTCGATTGCGGCCATCGACCGCTCGCGGTCCAAGGTCATCGCCGCACGGGCTAAAGCAGCGTCGCGCTCAACCCTGTCGATCTTGTCGCTCAATTGCTCGCGGATCTGAGCCATATCAATCGTC